CGATTTAACCAGACTAAGTCTGCGGTAGTGTTATCAAGTTTAATTTCTTGCCAAAATCCACGCTTCTCAAAACCAACCAATTTTGATTTTATAAACTGTTGAGTTGTGAAATCGGCTAATTCAACAAATCGAAAAACAGTTGAGGGATATGGAACATTAAAAGAATTATAGATTGAAGAATACTGAATAGTATTTCCTAAAATTTCATAGCATCTAGACTGAAATAATGAGAGATCACTCATTTGTGGATAATTCCCAGAACCAAAAAGAATACGAGATAGCATTCTGTCAACATTTCTAGTTGGGAAGTTATTTTTCCACTCAGACCCTAAGAAAAATACAAGTGTATCTCCTGGTGCAGAGTAACATTCTTGTTCAACTTCAACACCAAACATATCCAGAAGGATTCGCTTTAAAGCACGAAAATCTATTTTAAACTGTGAAGATATAATTGTATCATCAGAAGAGACATAAACACGATACGTGTTATAAGTATTAATTCTACGTTCACTACAATATCTGAGAATTGCAACATGTAACATATAAGTATTACATATAGAACCAAAAATAGACGTCAAACCACTTCCACTAGGGATTCCAGACTTTTTGAGAACAAAAGGTACTTCAGGATGGAACACTGGCATTCTAATAAAGAAATAGATAATGTTTTTAAACAACGAATATTCATAAGAATTTAACTTCATCACATTTGCGCATATTTCAGAACACGTCAAAATAATAAAAGATGGAATTTTCTGATCAAAGGATTTGTAATCGATACATAGTGTATGGAAACCGTTCGTCGATTTTACAAGACCACTTAGCATAGGCTGAGTATACCCATGGATTGCATTTGAACGGACGTTATTAGTAACGTATTTAATAATTAAATTAAAATATGTTTCAGAAACAACAAAAATTAAGGACACAGCAAAAACTAACCTCACTTTTAAACCATTATTAGTTATCTGTGTTCTTACAAATGCTGCAGTAAAAGGCGTTTCATAACTTAAAATCATAGATTTAACTTCGGATATAATACAAAACTGTTCTGCACTAATTAAGTCATAAATACGATGAATTTCAGAAATAGATTGTCTTTTAGAAATCCAGGGTTTAGGTAATCCTGTAGATGCCTTTAAATTCATAGAAATTAAAAGATCATAAAAAGACGGCCGATATGTAGTTGTACAATTCCGAAATACTGTAGTTACAATTTGATTAACAGCATAAGAGTGCTCTCGCTGCGAAACGGAAACATGAAAGTCTGTTGACATATGTGATTGTGCTTTCCTTATGTTTTCAATAAAAACACGTTTCGAATTACCAATTTCAGTATGAACCGAATCAATAAAACTCTTGTTATATAAGTGAGATCTAATTAGAAATCTTTCAATATTAGACAAACGTTGTAAAGGATGAAAACGCTTAAAATAGTTAACTATTTGTTTTTTAGATACTAAATTTTTATAGTCCTCGATAGAGACATCAAATTTAGGTAATATATTTTTTATAGTTCCATAGATATGTGCTTTATCAATGGATAAATTAATTAAATTTTTCTTTAAATAAATCATTGAGGTATACAAAATGTTTAGTTAAGATGGTTGTAGAAACATCTAACATTTTAAATTAATAAAATGATCCTAGAATTCTCAGAAGAAAAAAC